ATGAAGATGCCAGAAAAACATGACCTGTTAGCCGCCATTCTCGCGGCAAAGGAACAAGGCATCGGGGCAATCCTTGCGTTTGCAATGGCGTACCTTCGCGGCAGATATAATGGCGGTGCGTTTACAAAAACAGTAATCGACGCAACGATGTGCGCCATTATCGCCTGGTTCATTCGTGACCTTCTCGACTTCGCCGGACTAAGTAGCAATCTCGCTTATATAACGAGCGTGTTTATCGGCTACATCGGTACTGACTCGATTGGTTCGCTTATCAAACGCTTCGCTGCTAAAAAAGCCGGAGTAGAAGATGGTGGAAATCAATAATCAACGTAAGGCGTTCCTCGATATGCTGGCGTGGTCAGAGGGAACTGATAACGGACGGCAGAAAACCAGAAATCATGGTTATGACGTCATTGTAGGCGGAGAGCTATTCACTGATTACTCCGATCATCCTTGCAAACTTGTCACGCTAAACCCCAAACTCAAATCAACAGCAGCCGGACGTTACCAGCTTCTTTCCCGTTGGTGGGATGCCTATCGTAAGCAGCTTGGCTTGAAAGATTTCTCTCCGAAAAGCCAGGACGCAGTTGCACTGCAGCAGATTAAAGAGCGTGGCGCTTTACCTATGATTGATCGCGGTGATATCCGTCAGGCAATCGACCGTTGCAGCAATATCTGGGCTTCACTGCCGGGCGCTGGTTATGGTCAGTTCGAGCATAAGGCTGACAGCCTGATTGCAAAATTCAAAGAAGCAGGCGGAGCGGTCAGAGAGATTGAGGTATGAGCAGAGTAACCGCGATTATCTCCGCTCTGGTTATTTGCATCATCGTCTGCCTGTCATGGGCTGTTAATCATTACCGTGATAACGCCATCGCCTACAAAGAACAGCGAGATAAAAAAGTCAGTGAGCTGAAGCAGGCGACCGCCACCATTACTGACATGCAGCAGCGCCAGCGTTCTGCTGATGCGCTCGATGCTAAATACACGAAGGAGTTAGCTGATGCGAAAGCTGAAAATGATGCTCTTCGGCGCAAGCTTGATAATGGTGGTCGGGTGTTCGTCAAAGGAAAATGCCCTGTGCCATCCTCAGCCGAAACCTCCGGCGCCTCCGGCATGGGCAATGATGCCACCGTCGAACTCTCTCCAGTTGCTGGACGAAACGTTCTCGGTGTCCGGGACGGAATTATCCGCGACCAAACAGCACTGAGAACGCTTCAGGAATACATCAGGACGCAATGCCTTCGATGATAGCGATAATTTTACTCATCATCCTTCACATCTGGCTCTGTAGACAGGGTGGTGATCACTTCTGGAGTGAATCCAGATTAAACATCTCATTGCTGATGCTTGAAGTTGAGCATCTGGCGCGCGGTAAGGGGCTGCGTTGAGATAAGAGCCAGTCATTACAAATACCAGGATTTAGCCTCGCATTCGCGGGGCTTTTTTATATCTGCAACAAACGCGCTTCACACGCGCGACTTATGAACACAGAACCTTTCAGGATGACCCTTGAGGATGCCGGTTTGGTGATCGGTGCCTTTCTGTGGGCCGGAATCCTGTGTGACAAGGTTCATCACTAAAAGGTGAGCACTGATGAATTATCCAACTATCGTTAACGGCATCGATTTCCGAGAACTGATTTTTGTGGCAAACAACGATCCGGTTACAGATTCTTTTATGGTGGCAAAAGCATTTGGAAAGCTGCCGAAGAACGTGGTTCGTGACATTGAGCGAACCATAGAAGCTTGCCCTCCTGAGTTTGATACAAAGCTCAACTTTGAGCTTTGCTATAAAAACAATGAGTTACAGAATGGTAAGCCGCAAAAATTCTACCGTCTACGCAAGGATGGGTTGATGCTTTTGGTTATGTCCTACACCAAAAAAGAAGCAATGCGTATCAAAATTGCTTACATCAACGCATTTAACTGGATGTACGCCATGCTTCAGGTTGGTCATCGTCAATTTGAAGAAGAGAGAAATGCCGTAATGCTGGAGTACATGAAAGAGAAGGATGTTGCCAGCATGTCAGGTCGCCTGCTAAATCGCTGGGGCAAAATTAAGAAGCCACAGTTGCTGGCTAGAATTGAACGCCTTGAACAGCACGGGCAAACCGTAATCCCCGGACTCATCAATTAACGGCAGTACCGCGAAACAACCCAAGCCAGTAAGTGGGGAAATAACTGAAAGATGAACCTCCAGCCTTATGGCAAAAAAGATTCTTTGTGGTGGCGGACTGATGGAAAGACATCGGATAGAATAAAACAGTGGCTAGGGTAGCTCCCGAAAAGCGGAATCGTCACCGCCAGCCACTGAATCTATGACGAACAACTAGACGAGGTTGATATGAGTGAAATTGATAAAATAATAAATGGTACATGTAACTTTCAATCAATGCCGCCAGGTAGTTATGTAAAACAATGTAGTGAAATAGTTAATGGTCAGCTTGTAATGTCAAATGCAGGACGTGGAGTTTCTACGGATGAAAAAAAATCAATAAATGAAGCCCTATTAAGCATCAATGTTTTTGACTTGTTTCGCCCATCTTGGGTTATTTTGCAAAATAGTAGTCAATTCCCACATTATTGATAAATTAATTAATAAATTGGTCGCTCAGGCGGCCTTTTTTATTGCCATCACAAAAGCCATTCCCTACAGAGTGGCTTTGATAATGGCTTATACCCTACACGGGATAACTTAACTGATATCCCTTTTAACGGATAAACGGAGCCAACAATGGCAGAGATTATTCCCATGACTGAAGAACAGAAATTCCAGTTAGAGATTTACAAGCTGGTCATGAACCAGAACGCAGCCGCAGAAGAAGCATTTCAATTCATTGGCACTGACGAACTGAAGCTTGAGCTATTCAAAATTCACTTCCAGTCAGGTGGCGCTAATTCAGATATCACGACCCGAACTATCGAAGCGGTGCGTAAATCGAAGGAAGCGTTAGACCTGTTCACTACCGGAGCATAAACATGGCAACTCAAGGTTTCGACAACCCATCCAAATTCCGCGATGAATGGGATAAGCAAGCAGAAGGGAAATAATCAATATGGCAGCACCAAAGGGCAACCGATTTTGGGAGGCCCGCAGTAGTCATGGGCGAAATCCTAAATTCGAATCGCCTGAGGCGCTGTGGGCTGCTTGTTGTGAATACTTCGAGTGGGTAGAAGCTAACCCGCTATGGGAGATGAAGGCGTTCTCGTATCAGGGTGAAGTGATACAAGAGCCTATCGCCAAGATGCGAGCGATGACCATTACCGGACTCACTCTGTTCATTGATGTGACGCTTGAAACATGGCGCACATATCGCCTGCGAGAAGATTTATCTGAAGTCGTTACGCGAGCAGAGCAGGTCATCTACGACCAGAAATTCTCTGGCGCAGCCGCTGACCTTCTCAACGCTAACATCATCGCCCGTGATTTGGGCCTCAAAGAGCAGTCGCAAGTTGAAGACGTGACACCTGATAAGGGAGATCGCGATAAGCGACGCTCTCGTATCAAGGAGCTATTCAACCGTGGAACTGGACGCGATTCTTGATAACCTGAGCGACGAAGAGCAAATCGAGTTGCTCGAGCTACTCGAAGAAGAAGAGAACTACCGGAACACACACCTGCTATATGAATTTACGCCATACAGCAAACAGCGTGAGTTCATCGACGCCGGGCATGACTATCCAGAGCGCTGTTTTATGGCTGGTAACCAGCTTGGTAAGTCATTTACTGGTGCTGCTGAAGTCGCGTTTCACCTTACCGGGCGTTATCCGGGCACAAAAGGCTATCCGGCTGATGGTAAATATGGTGGGGAGTGGAAAGGTAAGCGTTTCTATGAGCCTGTTGTCTTCTGGATTGGCGGCGAGACAAACGAGACTGTAACCAAAACGACTCAACGCATCCTGTGCGGTCGTATCGAAGAGAATGATGAGCCTGGCTACGGCTCCATACCGAAAGAGGACATCATTAGCTGGAAGAAGTCTCCTTTCTTTCCGAACCTTGTTGATCACCTTCTGGTTAAGCATCACACGGCTGATGGCGTTGAAGATGGCATTTCAATCTGCTACTTCAAGCCATACTCGCAAGGTCGTGCTCGCTGGCAGGGTGACACAATCCACGGAGTGTGGTTTGACGAAGAACCACCATACAGCATTTATGGCGAAGGGCTTACCCGTACCAACAAATACGGGCAATTCTCAATCCTGACGTTTACCCCGCTGATGGGGATGTCTGACGTTGTTACCAAGTTCCTGAAGAATCCCAGCAAGTCGCAGAAAGTGGTCAACATGACCATCTATGACGCTGAGCACTATACCGACGAGCAGAAAGAGCAAATCATCGCATCCTATCCAGAGCATGAGAGAGAGGCTCGAGCTCGCGGTATTCCTACGATGGGTAGTGGTCGAATCTTCCAGATACCGGAAGAGACGATTAAGTGTCAGCCGTTCGAGTGTCCTGATCACTTCTACGTAATTGGCGGGATGGATTTCGGATGGGATCACCCTCAGGCGCAGGTTCAGCTTTGGTGGGATAAGGACGCAGACACAATCTACGTTTCGCGCGTGTGGAAGGCGAAAGAAAAGACAGCTGTTCAGGCGTGGGGAGCCGTTAAACCATGGGCGCATAAAGTGCCAACCGCATGGCCCCATGACGGAAACCAGCACGAGAAGGGCGGCGGTGAGCAGCTTAAAGGGCAGTACGCGGACGCTGGTTTTATGATGTTGCAGGAGCATGCGACATGGCCTGATGGCGGTAACGCTGTGGAGCCTGGAATCACTGAATTGCGCGACATGATGCTTGATGGTCGCTTCAAAGTATTCAACACCTGTGAGCCATTCTTTGAGGAGTTCCGCCTCTATCACCGTGATGAAAACGGGAAGATCGTCAAGCTTAACGACGACGTGCTATCCGCCGTTCGCTATGCATACATGATGCGCCGCTTCGCAAAAATGATGCGCGACATCAAAAAACCAAAAGAGAAAAAGATACCAGCCCCAATCAGGCCCATCGCACGGAGAACTTAAATGGCCGACGAAAACAGACTCAATTCCATTCTGTGTAAGTTTGACGCAGACTGGATGGCGAGCGATGAAGCCAGAACCGAGGCGACAAATGACCTGTATTTTAGCCGAGTGTCGCAATGGGATGACTGGCTATCAAACTACACCACCCTGCAATATCGCGGACAATTCGATGTTGTCCGCCCGGTTGTCAGGAAGTTGGTCGCAGAGATGCGCCGGAACCCTATCGACGTTCTCTTCCGACCAAAAGACGGTGCTAATCCTGATGCTGCCGATGTGCTGATGGGGATGTATCGTACTGATATGCGCCATAACACGGCAAAAATTGCCGTTAATGTTGGCGTTCGTGAGCAGATAGAGTCAGGCGTTGGTGCATGGCGTCTGGTCACGCAGTACGAAGACAACGACCCAACAAGCAACAATCAGGTAATCCGACGCCTGCCAATCCATGAAGCCTGCTCACACGTCATATGGGACGCCAACAGCAAGCAGATGGATAAGAGCGACGCTAAGCACTGCACGGTGATTAACGCCTTGTCACGCAATGGCTGGAAAGAGTTCGCAGAGGATTACGGTATTGATCCTGACACCTTGCCATCTTTCCAGAATCCGAACGATACATGGCTGTTTCCGTGGGTATCGAATGATGTCGTCTACGTCGCTGAGTATTACGAGGTCGAAGAGAAGAAGGAGAAGGTCTTCATCTACCGCGACCCGCTGACAGGTGAGCCGGTCAGCTATTACCAGCAGGATATCAAAGACGTCATCGACGACCTGGCTAATCGTGGATTCATTAAGGTAGCAGAGCGCAAGGTGAAGCGTCGGCGTGTGTATAAGTCGATCATCACCTGCACGCAGATACTGAAAGACCGAGAAAAGATAGCCGGAGAGCATATCCCAATCGTTCCAGTGTATGGAGAATGGTCATTCGCTGGTGACAAGGAGTGCTACGAAGGAGTGGTAAGGCTGACGAAAGACGGTCAACGCCTTCGTAACATGATCATGTCATTCAACGCCGATATTGTTGCTCGTTCACCGAAGAAGAAACCGACCTTCTTCCCTGAGCAAATCGAAGGCTACGAATACATGTACGGTGGAAATGATGACTATCCGTACTATCTGCAGAACAGGACCGATGAAAACGGTAACGACCTGCCGATTGGTCCAATCTCCTACATGGAAAACCCTGAAGTGCCGCAAGCCAACGCTTATATGCTTGAGGCTGCCACCAACGCAGTGAAAGAGGTGGCTAGTCTTGGTGTGGATGCGCAGGCAGCAAACTCTCAGGTCGCTTTCGATACCGTCAATCAACTGAACATGCGGGCAGACCTTGAGACATACGTGTTTCAGGATAACCTGGCTACCGCAATGCGACGTGATGGCGAGATTTATGCCTCAATGGTCAACGATATTTATGACGTTCCTCGTCATGTAACGCTGACACTTGAAGATGGAAGCGAGAAAGACGTTCAACTCTATGCGCAAGTTGTCGATTACCAGTCCGGCAATGTGGTCACACTCAACGACATTCGTGGTCGCTATGAGTGCTATACAGACGTTGGACCATCCTTCCAGAGTATGAAGGAACAGAACCGCGCAGAGATTCAGGAGTTACTCACCAAGGTTCCGCAAGGTACTCCAGAGTTCCAGATGCTGATGCTGCAATACTTCACGCTCCTTGACGGTAAAGGCGTCGAGATGATGCGAGAGTACGCGAACAAGCAACTGGTGATGATGGGGCTGAAGAAACCAGAAACACCTGAAGAGATGGAGATGGTACAACAGGCACAACAACAGCCGCAGCAGCCATCAGCAGAGCAAATTCAGGCGCAGGGTATCCTTCTGCAAGGTCAGGCTGAATTGCTCAAGGCAGAGAACCAACAGGCACAGATTCAGGTTGAAGCCGCCAAGGTTGAAGCCCAAAACCAACTCAACGCCGCGAAGATTGCAGAAATCTTCAACAATATGGACCTCGACAAGCAGGCAGAACTGCGTGAGTACCTCAAGCTAGTAGGTCAATTCCAGCAACAGCGCAGCAAAGATGCTCGTGCTAACGCTGAGCTGCTTCTTAAAGATGCAGACCAGAATCATTCACAACGCATGGATTTCGCGAATCTTATGCGTCAAGTTCAAATCCCCTCCGGCGGAGTAGCCGAGACACCTCAATAAGAGAGAGTTAATCATGGACCAAACCACCGACATTCAGGCTTCTGAAGAATTAACCCTGCCCGGCAATCATGCAGCGGCATCTGCTGATGGCTTAGTTGTCGATAATGCCAACGACAACGCAGGTCAGGAAGAAGGCTTTGAGATTGTCCTGAAAGACGATGAGAAACCAAAACAAGACCCGGCAACTAATGCTGAATTTGCCCGTCGCCGCATCGAACGCAAACGCCAGCGTGAGCTTGAGCAGCAGATGGAAGCGGTTAAGCGTGGAGAGTTGCCGGAGCACCTGCGGGTGAACCCTGAGTTACCAAAACAACCAGACCCTAACGATTATCTTTCCGAAGATGCACTGGCTAAGTACGACTATGACCAGAGCCGCGCACTGGCTGCCTTCCAGCAGGCAAACAGTGAATGGCAGATCAAGGCTATGGACGCACGAAGCCAGGCTGTCGCCGAGCAGGGCCGCAAAACTCAGGAGTTCACCCAGCAATCAGCGCAATACGTCGAGGCCGCCCGTAAGCACTACGATGCAGCGGAAAAGCTTAATATCCCTGACTATCAGGAGAAAGAGGATGCATTCATGCAACTGGTGCCGCCAGCAGTCGGTGCCGACATCATGCGCCTCTTCCCGGAGAAATCCGCCGCTCTCATGTATCACCTTGGTGCTAATCCTGAGAAAACACGCCAGTTGCTGGCGATGGACGGGCAATCCGCGCTGATTGAACTCACTCGACTGTCAGAACGTTTAACTCTCAAGCCTCGAGCAAAGCCTGTTTCAGAAGCCCCGTTACCTGATGAACCCATTCAGGGACACGCTGTTGCTGCAAATATCTCTGCGATTGAAAAGCAGATGGAAGCGGCAGCAAACAAAGGGGATGTAGAGACGTACCGCAAGCTCAAGGCGCAACTGAATAAAGGAATTCGATAATGGCATTAAATGAAGGTCAACTGGTCACGTATGCTCTGGATGAAATCATCGAAACCGTCCAGAACCTGACGCCAATGGCGTCCAAAGTGACAAAATACACCCCTCCGGCAGAATCCATGCAGCGTTCAAGCAACACCGTGTGGATGCCTGTTGAGCAGGAAGCGCCAACCCAGACTGGCTGGGATTTAACTGGCAACGCAACCGGGATTCTGGAACTCTCCGTGAAATGCAACATGGGCGATCCGGATAACGATTTCTTCGAGCTTCGTGCAGATGACCTGCGTGATGAGCGTTCTTACCGTCGCCGCATCCAGGCATCCGCCAAAAAACTGGCGAATAACATTGAGTCAGCGATTGCCAAACAGGCAACTGAAATGGGCTCGCTTGTTGTTCACGATACCCGCGCAATTGGTCCATCTACTGGCCTTTCTGGCTGGGATTTTGTGTCTGATGCAGAGCGCCTGATGTTCTCCCGTGAGCTAAACCGCGATATGGGCATCAGTTACTTCCTGAACCCTGACGATTACCGCAAAGCAGGCCGCAACCTGGTAGATGGTGACATCTTCGGGCGCGTTACTGAAGACGCGTATCACAACGGTACTATTCAGCGTCAGATTGCTGGCTTTGATGAAATTCTTCGCTCACCGAAACTTCCCGCAGTTACCAAGTCAACCGCTACTGGTGTAACTGTTTCTGGTGCGCAGAAGTTTAAGCCGCAGGCATACACCCTTGATACCGATGGTAACAAAGAGAACGTCGATAACCGTGTTGCAACGGTGACCGTATCCTCCACCACCGGATTTAAGCGCGGCGACAAAATCAGCTTCACTGGTGTGAAATTCCTGTCTCAGATGGCGAAGAACGTGCTGACTGATGATGCGACTTTCTCAATCACCCGTGTGATCGATGGTACTCACATCGAAATCACGCCGAAGCCGATTGCGCTGGATGACGCGTCACTGACAAAAGAAGAGAAGGCTTACGCTAACGTAAACACCTCTCTTGCTGATACCACTCCGGTAAACGTTCTGAACGTGGCAACAACCACCGCTAACGTGTTCTGGGCTGATGACTCAATCCGTCTGCTGTCTCAGCCGATCCCGGTAACCCATGAACTGTTTGCTGGCATGAAAACGTCTTCCTTCAGCATTCCTGGTATTGGTGTTAACGGCATCTTCGCAACGCAGGGGGATATCAACACTCTGTCTGGCAAGTGCCGTATTGCTGTGTGGTATTCAGCATGTGCTGTACGACCAGAGGCAATTGGTGTTGGTCTGCCTAACCAGACCGCGTGATAACCAGAGGGAGCTTCGGCTCCCTTTTTTATCTGGAGACAAGCATGACACACATGATCTTTCGTCATGGAGACATGAAGAAGTGGAAAGGCGTTGGATACGACTTTGAAATCGTGAAAGCCGAAGAGCTTCAGGAATATCTGGATGCTGGCTGGTTTGCACATCCCGATGACCTTCTGAAGGATGTTGCAGAGTCAGAGCCAGAGCTAGAACCAGAGTCAGAGCCAGAAGAAAAACAGCGTAAAAAGCCTGGTCGAAAACCTAAGGCGGTAGCAGATGAACCTGACAACGAAGGGTGATTTAGTTCTTGCGGCATTACGTAAGCTCGGTGTGGCATCAAATGCCACGTTAACCGATGTCGAACCGCAGTCTATGGAAGATGGCGTCAACGACCTTGAAATGATGATGGCTGAATGGCTTGGCGGTGATGCGTCACCTGGGATCAACGTTGGCTACATTTTCGCTGATGCAGATGTCGCTCCAGATCCGGGCGATGAGCACGGCTTATCAAATAACGCTATAAATGCCGTCATTTTCAACCTTGCCTGCCGCATTGCTCCAGATTATGCGCTGGAAGCGCCAGCAAAACTTATAACCACTGCCAGATACGGGAAAGAGCGACTCGTCAAACCGTCTGCAATGGACAGAGCAAAAGCCGCTAAATGTAAGTCCGGTTATCCAAACCGTATGCCTGTTGGTAGCGGTAACCAGTTGGCGAAGTGGAATGGTTGGAATTACTTCCACCGAAAGGAACCTTGCGATAACGGGAGCGAATAAATGCCGATTCAGCAACTTCCGCTTATGAAAGGTGTCGGCAAAGACTTTCGAAACGCCGACTATATCGACTATCTGCCAGTGAATATGCTGGCTACACCCAAAGAAATCCTGAACAGCAGCGGATATCTTCGCTCATTCCCTGGCATTGCCAAACGCTCTGATGTGAACGGTGTATCTCGCGGCGTCGAGTACAACATGGCGCAGAATGCTGTTTATCGTGTGTGTGGTGGCAAGCTGTACAAAGGAGAAAGTGAAGTCGGTGACGTCGCCGGAAGTGGTCGCGTATCAATGGCGCATGGTCGTACATCTCAGGCGATAGGTGTTAATGGTCAACTGGTCGAGTATCGCTATGATGGCACGATTAAAACCGTCTCAAACTGGCCTACAGATAGTGGATTCACTCAGTATGAGCTAGGTTCGGTTCGTGACATTACGCGCTTACGTGGGCGTTATGCGTGGTCAAAAGACGGCACTGATTCATGGTTTATCACTGATCTTGAAGACGAATCGCATCCTGACCGCTACAGCGCACAATATCGTGCCGAGTCTCAGCCGGACGGCATCATCGGCATCGGCACATGGAGAGACTTCATCGTCTGCTTTGGTTCATCGACGATTGAATATTTCTCCCTGACTGGTGCAACCACCGTTGGTGCTGCTTTGTATGTCGCACAGCCATCACTGATGGTGCAGAAAGGCATTGCCGGGACTTACTGCAAAACGCCGTTTGCTGACTCGTATGCGTTCATCAGCAATCCGGCAACAGGTGCGCCGTCTGTATACATCATCGGCTCCGGTCAGGTATCACCAATCGCCAGCGCGAGCATTGAGAAAATACTACGCTCCTACACTGCTGATGAACTGGCTGAAGGCGTGATGGAATCGCTGCGGTTTGATGCGCATGAGTTGCTGATTATCCATCTTCCGCGCCATGTTCTCGTATACGACGCATCTTCAAGCGCCAATGGTCCGCAATGGTGTGTATTGAAAACAGGCCTGTATGACGATGTGTACCGCGCTATCGACTTCATTTACGAAGGCAATCAGATAACGTGCGGCGATAAGCTGGAATCGGTGATCGGGAAATTGCAGTTCGATATCAGCAGCCAGTACGACAAGCAACAGGAACACCTGCTGTTTACTCCGTTGTTCAAAGCGGATAACGCCAGATGCTTTGATCTGGAGGTGGAATCATCGACTGGTGTTGCGCAGTATGCTGACCGCCTGTTCCTCTCTGCAACCACTGACGGCATCAATTACGGTCGTGAGCAGATGATTGAGCAGAATGAACCGTTCGTTTACGACAAACGCGTTTTGTGGAAGCGAGTTGGGCGCATCAGGAAAAATGTCGGCTTCAAATTGCGCGTTATCACTAAGTCACCTGTCACTCTGTCAGGCTGCCAGATAAGGATTGAGTAATGGCTGATTCGAATCTCAATGTGCCGGTAATCATTCAGGCTACACGGCTCGACACATCAGTCCTTCCACGCAATATCTTCTCGCAGTCGTATCTGCTTTACGTTATCGCACAGGGTACTGATGTTGGTAACGTGGCGAACAAAGCCAACGAGGCCGGACAGGGTGCTTATGACGCACAAGTCAGGAACGATGAGCAGGATGTGATTCTCGCTGACCATGAGCAGCGAATTTCTGCTGCGGAAGCAACGCTTGTTAATCATGAGGAGCGAATCAGCCAGGCAGAATCAACTCTTCAGGAACATGAAACGCGAATCGCTCAGAATGAAAGCGATATTGCGTCGCTTGATACCAGAGTTCAGTCGCTGGAGTCGCAGGTTTCAGACCATGAATCGCGCATCGATTCTCTGGAGTATGCCACTACTCGCAAAAAGTCAGAGGTTGTTTACTCTGGCGTATCTGTAACCATTCCGACAGCGCCGACCAACCTTGTTAGCCTGCTGAAAACGCTCACGCCGTCATCAGGCTCGTTGGCACCATTCTTCGACACCGTTAACAACAAGATGATTGTGTTCAACGAGAACAAAACCTTGTTCTTCAAGCTGTCGATCGTCGGGACGTGGCCCAGCGGAACAGCCAACAGGTCAATGCAGCTAACCTTTTCCGGCTCTGTTCCTGACACACTGGTAAGCAGTCGCAACTCGGCTACAACAACCGATAACATCCTGTTAGCTACGTTCTTCAGCGTGGATAAAGACGGCTTTCTTGCCACAAATGGCAGCACGTTAACCATCCAGTCAAATGGTGCGGCGTTTACTGCCACAACTATCAAAATCATTGCGGAGCAGTGATGGAAATAAAGCTCATCGATAATCCGGTGAAGCTTGCAGAATTCCTCAACAACCCGGCAAACACGGGAAATATCGTAGATAGTGGAGATAAATACTACATCAAGCCTGATGCGGTATACCTCGGCATCTACGAAGGATTAGTGCTGGCTGGCGTTCATGAAGTGCGTAACTTCTGGCATAGCGTTGTTGAATGCCATGCGGTGTACGACCCCGGATTCCGTGGTGAATATGCACTGCAAGGGCATCGATTATTCTGCAAGTGGCTTCTCGAAAACTCACCATTCCTTAACAGCATTACCATGGTTCCTGACACCACGAAATACGGACGGGCAATTATCCGTTTGCTTGGCGCTACCCGTGTTGGTCACCTTGATGATGCGTACATGAGTAACGGAAAACCGGTTGGAATCACCCTCTATCAATTACCTCGTTCAAAATATGAGGAGCTATTAAATGTTAGTACTTAGCGAAAGCTTCAAGAATAAATTGCTTCCCATGAATGGGTATATGAAAGGCGGCAGCGACTCCGGATCTAAAGCCCAGGCACGCGCAACTGAAAAGGGCATCGAACTGCAGCGTGAAATGTGGCAAACGAACATGCAGAACCTTGCACCGTTCACGCCACTCGCTAAGCAGTACGTATCACAGTTGCAGAATCTTTCCTCTCTTCAGGGGCAAGGTCAGGCGCTTAACCAGTATTACAACTCTCAGCAGTATAAAGACCTTGCAGGGCAGGCACGCTATCAGAGTCTGGCAGCAGCAGAGGCAACGGGTGGATTAGGCTCTACAGCAACAGGAAACCAGTTAGCAGCAATCGCACCTACACTCGGTCAAAACTGGCTGTCAGGTCAGATGAACAACTACAACAATCTGGCAAACATTGGCCTTGGTGCTCTTACAGGTCAGGCAAACGCTGGGCAGAACTACGCTAACAACGTCAGCCAATTGTATCAACAGCAGGCGGCAGCATCTGCGGCGAATGCTAACCGACCATCAGGACTGCAATCAGCCTTGGGAGGTGCCATGAGCGGTGCGGCATCAGGGGCGATGATTGGCTCTGTGGTGCCAGGAATAGGTACAGCTGTTGGCGCTATTGGTGGCGGTATTATCGGTGGTCTTGGATCATTGTTTTAAGGTGGGAATATGGCTAGTTGGCAACAAGGAATCAACTCAGGCGGCTTTCTTGCTGGTATCGGTGGGCAAAACTCAAATGCGCCAAAGGCAAGTGATGTAAGTGAGGCGTTGGCCTATATTCGCCAGAACAACGAAATGGAGCGCTCAGGTCGCAATAACATCGGCCTTCAGGCGTTGCAGGGGCCTGGTAGTGTCGCTCAAACATATCAAGCCGCAAAGCAACAGGAAGCGGGTGCTGCATTCCAAAAAGAATATGCGGCAGCCATCCAGTCAGGTGATCGGCAGCAGGTGCGAGATCTGATGACCAAATATCCTGGTCAATTAGAGAAGATTCAGTCTGGTATGAAGTGGGCAGACGAAGACCAGCGCAATTCTATCGGCACCTTAGCGGCTGGCGCACGCCTTGCGTCATCGTCTCCAGAAGCAATGCAATCATGGCTGCAAAACAACGCCAAGGAACTGGCGCGCGTCGGTGTTGACCCTAACAGCGTTGCTCAGATGTATCAGCAAAACCCTTCAGGATTTGGTGAGTTTGTTGATCACCTTGGAATGGCTGCTCTTGGTCCGATTGATTACTTCAATGTTCAGGACAAGATGGTTGGTCGCCAGCAGGATCAACAAAGAATTAACGAAACAATCCGTAATAATGACATGACAAATGCCAGAGGGTGGGCAAGCAACAATATTGCGCAACAAAATGTCAATCTTCGTCGGATGGAATTAGAGGACAAGAAATACGACAGACTCATCGCAAATGAAACTAATGCCTTAAAACTTGCTGAATTGCAGGACAAGAGATTGCAGAATCAGCAAGCTATGGAGCAGGCAAAGCGAGATAAGGCCGATGCGTACAACTCTGGAATGGATAATCTCTCCAGAACGATAGAGACGGCTACAAAAGTTCTTAATAGCCCAGGATTCACGGGATATTTCGGAACAAACCTAAACCCACTATCGAGTAGATTCATTCCAGGAACAGAGGCTGCTGATACAGAAACTCTGGTTGACACACTGAAATCTCAGGGATTCTTATCTGGCATTCAGCAGATGAAAGGGATGGGGGCTTTAAGTAATGCCGAGGGGCAAAAGGTAATGGATGCTATTGGTAGTTTGTCCCCAAATCAGTCTGAAAAATCAGCCAGAGCAGCTATCAAAACAATCATAAAAACCACTGAGATGGCTCAGAAACGTATGCAACAGAAATACGGGAAGGACATACAACCGTCTCAACAGCAGCTTTCTGATGATGACCTGATTAATAAATATCTCGGAGGGCAGTAATGACCTATAGTCGCGAACAGTTGATGACGGCGTTAAGGAATGCTGATGCTGCCGGCGATACTGAGGGAGCACGTCGCATTGCTCAGATGCTGTCTTCTGGTGATCAATCCACTCAAAACCAATCGCAGCCAGAAGAACAATCTCTGGTAGGAAAAGCCACTGACTGGCTCACTGGTGGTCAAAGCGCAGGGCAAATTGCAGAACAGGCTGGCCGTGGTCTGGTAAACATACCATTTGACGTATTGCAGGGTGGCGCAAGTCTGATTAATGCAATCAGCCAGGGGCTTGGTGGCCCCAAGGTTTTGGATGATGTCTATCGTCCAGTCGATCGACCGACAGACTCTTACGCACAAGCCGGTGAAACAATTGGTGGGTATCTCCTGCCAATTGGCACAGCGGCAAAAGCTGCTGGAGCGCCAGCAAAGCTCGCAGGAGACATCGGTTCCGCAGGAAACATGATTGCCGGTTCTCTTGCTGATGCTGCAAATCAGGAGGGTGATTTTGCACAAAATGCTGCCATTAACGGTGGTATCAATATTGGTGCTCAAGGCGTTCTTTCAGGTGTCGGGCGCGTTATTGCGCCAAGGGTTTCACAGGCTCTTGGTGGTGCAGCACTGAATTCTGCTAATGATGTTTCCAGGATGGCAAAGTCAGGTGCTGGGCGTCAGTCAATTGCCAGTCAGGCCGCTAATGTGTCCGAAGATGTAGCAAAAGCGGCTGAGTCTGCTGGAATTGATATAAACGCATTAACACCAGGAATGCGATCTGGAAGTCGTGGAATTGCACAAGCCGAAGGCGCATTGGCATCAACACCAGGGATTGTTCAGGATGCCCATCAGGCAGCATTTAACGAAATATCATCAAAGTTAAGTCGAAACCTTGATGAATTTGGGGCCGCATCTGGAACGGCATCAGAAAAAAGTGCGGCTATAAAACAAAGGATTCTTCAAAATCTTGATCAGATGAAGGATGCTGAGCGCGCGGCATGGGATGACGTGCGGTCAACAATGCCAAATCAAAAAGCAAGAATGCTAAATGGTAATGCCGTTATTCAGGCAGAGCGATCTGCTGGCATACCGCTTACTCCTGAAATGAAACAGTTTGTTCAGGCAAACAATCAAGGTGGAGTAACATTTGATGGCATGAAAGCATGGAGAGCGAAATTTGCTGATGCGGAGCAAAAATATAAGCGTAGCGGAGAGGCAAATGCGGCAAGGAGAGCAGGGGAAATACGTCGGGCAATTACTGATGATATGCGCACAATGGCGGAAAACGGCGGATTTTTTGATGACTGGCAAAAAGCTAATGATCTGTCTAAAGCGAGGCTATCCGCACAAGAGAGTGCAGAGTCTGTTTTTGGGCGTGATTTGGCAACAGATGCACTGATTACGAATGGAGTAAAATCTCTTCAATCATCGTCAGCTAAAGGTCTTAATGGTCCTGCTGGATTCCATTCTATGATCCGCGCGCTGCCAGAATCAGAGCGTGTTCCTGCTATATCATCAATGTTGCAGGATGCTATCTCGCATGGTGTACGTGGTGGCAAATCTGATGCAGCAGGAATTAACCATATCGCAGAGATACTCACTCCACAAAATGTAAAAGCCATTAGCATATATTCCTCAGAACTCGGAAGAATTGCTGATGCATATGGCACTCTTGCAAGAGCAGCAGTGAAACCTCAGCAGTATATTGAAAGAACAGGGAGAACTGCCAATGTACTACGCGATCTGGATGCCGGTTTATCCAACGTCACATCAACAGTGTTAAATGCAATTGCCAACTCAACATCAGGTGCCATTGTTGGTGGAGCAGGAGGGGGCATTGCAGGCGCTGCCGCAGGTGCTTTAGTTGGCGCCGGGTTAAAAGGTGCTGTATCTAAAATTGCCACCACGCGTAGCGGTCGATATGCGATAGAGAAAGCAGTTCAGGAAGCCACGAAAGCAGTAAGAGCTGGCGGAAGTAAAGAAGCATTAGCGGCGGCTGAACGCAGATTTATGGCAAATAAAGCCGCCGTAAAAGCAATACGCGATGCTATTGGTAGCGATGAATTCAATCGCTTGTCGAGAGCTGGTATTGTCGCCTCGTTAAGCGGTATGAATGAATATGAATAGCTTTATCTAATGTTGCTGCTACTGTTGCATGTGACGGTATTCCCAAATCCTGAATTGCAGTTTGTATATGTGTCAACGCGTGTTGGGTAAGGTTGAGTTATAACAGGCTGGCGCGCTTTTTGCTCGATCGCTTGCATTGTGTTTACAGCCTGATAATTCAATAAAGCCTGCTGGAATGCTTGGCTTTGTGCTATTTGTTGGGCTTGTTCTTGGCTTTGTAATTGAACATAAAGATTCTGAAGCTCAAGTCTTGCCTGTGCGTCACTTATCTTGCCTTGATCGACACCTTGCCCGAGCATCTTCGCAGCAAGGACATACAGCTTAGGTGTTGGTGCTGATGCCATGCGTGAGTCGTTCTTCACGCTGGCATCAAGGCAATTAGCCATATCACTAAGCTTTGGATAGCGTTGCTCGCAACTTGCTTGGTAGTCACTTACTTTTGCGCATCCAGCCAGCAGAAGCGGGATAATTAATAGTGATTTTTTTATAAAGTTATTTATAAAATCCTTTCTATTATTTATCAGAAGTTAGATTGTAATAATTGGTATAAGCTGAAATTGACTTCTGGCATGCTTCAAGAAATTCCTGTGGATTCATTCCTAGTCTTGCTTGCTCTGTGGTCAGAAAACGCTGTAAGAACTCATCTCCGCCAGGCATTTTTGTTGATTCTTGAAATGTTGCCATTTGTTTGATTGTGCCGCACATGCCAGCAAATTTCGAAGTTATCATGAGTTCTTGCAGGCCTTTAAGATCGCCATTATCTGATTTTGGTTTGGCGAAAACTATTGTAGAGAAGAACAATATTAACAAAATAGCGATACGTTTCATTTTTCACTGTTGCCATGCATACATTTTAACTTCTCAACCTCATGCTCAAGCTCTATCAACCGCGATGCTATAGTTGCAAGATCTAGTGCTTGAATATGTTTATTTTTTTCAGTCCATGCCTCAAGTGCTGCTACCATCTCAGCATTTAATGAACGAGAATTAGCCTCAGCCAGTTCAATAAGACGTTCCTTTATCTCTACAGGAAGCCTCAGATTCACTTGAGGGTTTTTGTACTTACGATCAGACATCGGCACATCCTGAATAATTTTTTACCACAGGATATGTAGGTATCTATTGACTATCAATGCGTACCTAAATACTATGTATGCGTACCACATACAAAGGAGCAAAAATGAAAGTTAAGACATTAAGGATGCCAGAATGGCTGGAAAAGGCTTTGGAGCAGTCCGCGAAAAAGGATGATCGGTCGTTCAGTAATGAGGTATTGAGGAGACTAAAGGAGTCAGTAGCTAAGGATGGAATTGTTTGTCCAGAATGAGTAAAGCCCAAGCTATTGCGAGTAGCTCGGGCTTAAATCGCCAGTAAATTTTGAGGAAAAACTGACATGAAAAGTATAGCAACAGCAGTATCTACTATCAACGTGCCATTCCACGGCGCAGAGCTTTATGTCGTCAATCACAACGGTGAGCCGTACACCCCAATGAAACCTATCGTTGAAGGTATGGGTATGGATTGGGCTTCACAGTTTACGAAAATAAAGCAACGGTTTAAAACCTCCATTGTGAAAATCACAATGCAGCTTCCTGGTGATGAACAGTGCCGTGAGATTATTTGTTTGGCACTTCGCAAACTTGCTGGCTGGCTGCAAACCATCAGTCCAAACAAAGTCCGCCCTGAAATCCGCGACAAGGTAATCCAGTATCAGGAAGAGTGTGACGATGTGCTCTACGAGTACTGGACTAAAGGCCATGTAGTTAACCCACGCAAAGCTAAAAAGGCGTTGCCGGGTAAAATCACCACTGAACAGCAGGAAGCCATTAAACAACTCGTCATGAGTCGCGGTCAGTCTCTGCCAAAAGAAAAACAGGCGAAGGCAATGATTACCATGTGGTCGTCGCTGAAATCTCATTTTGGGTGTTCATACAAAGAAATCAGCGATGAGCAGTTTACCGAAGCTCTGTCACTTGCAGCTCGCGTTCCGCTTGAAGGCGAGTTAATCGGCAAACAAGAGAAGAAAGCAAACGAGCTTTCTGCAAAAGAAGCAAACAGCCTTGTATGGTTATGGGATTATGCCAACCGCTCACAGGCATTATTCCGCGAACTGTATCCGGCGCTAAAACAAATTCAATCGAACTATTCAGGCAGATGTCATGACTGTGGTTATGAGTTCTCCCGTATTATCGATATGGCGAGAGACGTTTTAATCAATCACTCACGAGATGTTGATATCAATGAGCCAGACGGACCAACGAATCTTTCCGCATGGATGAGACTTAAGAATAAAAAATTACCTCCTTCAGTACATAACTACTGACAGATAACCAACGCAACGACCCAGCTTCGGCTGGGTTTTTTTATACCCAAAATTCACCGTAGCCACGCTGCGGCGATTCCTTGCATCTGGAGCAAATTAAATGACAGACATTACAGCCAATGTGATTGTATCTATGCCTTCGCAACTCTTCACTATGGCGCGTTCTTTTAAAGCGGTTGCCAATGGCAAAATTTATATCGGTAAAATTGACACTGACCCGGTAAATCCTGAAAACCAGATTCAGGTTTATGTGGAGAACGAAGACGGTTCTCACGTTCCTGTTTCGCAACCAATCATCATTAACGCTGCTGGATATCCGGTATATAACGGACAGATTGCCAAGTTCGTAACTGAGCAAGGCCATTCCATGGCTGTATATGATGCGTATGGTGCGAAGCAGTTCTATTTTCCTAATGTGCTGAAGTATGACCCTGACCAATTTCAGTTCACGCTCTCGTCAGACACTGGCGCAAATCTTGTCGGCATCAAGAGAACTGGACTGCCAAATAATAACTCTACTACTGTTGGTGCTTACTATCAGACAACACCTATCAACGCGGTAACAGATTACGGAATGAAAGGGGATTTCGACCCGTCAACTGGATTTGTTAACGGAACGAATAACCGTTCTGCACTTCAACAATTGATGGATGATCTGGTAAATATCGGTGGAAACAAAACTGTAACCATTCCTCCGGGTAACTATTACTTCAACTTTGACGGTAGCACTAATCCTGGTGGTGTTGGGGTTATGTGGGGAAGGGTCGGTGCAGGGTTAAAGAATGTCACATTCCTGTGCTATGGCGCCACATTTTACTCTGGGAGCATTGGCAGACTTAACGGCATATTCAGCGCTAATTATGGTGTAAGGATAAAAGGCTTGAGAGTGATAGGGTTCGGCGGCGGAACGCTCGCTCCTTCACGAGAAAGGGATGCTATCTTTGCTCTTGCCTACAACTGCTGTGGGGTAACATTTGATGAGTGTTACTTTGCTAACAGCATGGGGGACTGCGTTTATCTTGGTGGCAGTCTTGATGACGGCTCTATAACTGGATTATTTTGCAGGGATATCGCTTTTAATGGCTGTACTTTAAAAGAAAGATACGGGGATGGTATTAGATCTTACTACAGCGGATCTAGGTCAAGGATGGCTATTGCTGTTATCGACTGCGTTGGTCTCAGGATTGATAACTGCAAAATAGTAGGCGGAATAGACTTCGAACCAAACGCAACAAACCAGCGCCTGCAGAATATGATGGTAGGTAATACCAGGTTCCATGCAGGAAATGTCCTTGCATACACTGGAACAAACCCATTTTACGAGGAGCAAATCAATAGCGGAACTCAGGTTATACGTGGAGACATCCGATTCCAGACGCGAGCGGGTGGGGTCATCACTCAGAATATTCATATATCTAACGTATCATTCGACTACGGATGCATCAGGCAGACATCTCTTGGTATAGCTGACGTTATTTATGAAAACATAAGAATGCGCAGGGGTATATTGGTGGTTGGTTCTGACTCAGGCACAAACTTCAACCCATCTGCAAACTTCAATGATGTTTATGTTGATCTGGCTCTTAACGGTTCAGATGATGATATCTTTGAGTTGAATGGGTCAGGCACAACACCTCCTACATTGCCAGCAGTAGTCATGTTGATACAGGGAAATCTTACATACGCAAGATTTAATGGGATAAGTGGAGGGAATACCATCGGTGCATTTAGTTACCTGTTTTATGCAGATCCAACACACACAGCTGGTGATGCGGGGAGGAGCATTTACGCAAACTGCAGCATACTTGGCGGTAACCTTTACAACTACACTATCCCGGATAGCAGTCAGGAACTTGGAAACACATCTATGCCAGCCTCCGGAGTTGCCTTTACAAAATACCGTAGGATTAATACTGACCTAATCATGCAGTCGGTTGGTGCTCTAAGCATATCCGCAAGCGGTTCAATAGACTGGAACGCATTCAGAACAAGCAAATTGGCAGTAACTGCTACCACTACAGGCCTGCAAATATCAGGGATTGTTAATGGCCCTATGGTTGGTGCTGAGGTTCAGATAAGGAATAGTGGATCAAACCCCATAATTCTGGCTCACAGTACATCTTTCTATCTTAAAGGAACAACTAGTGCCACCCTTGACGATACGAGAAAGGTGGTGACGTTCCAGTACATCTCTTCAGGAGTATGGACGGAGATATACCGGAACTTTTAATCAGTGTCCATGGATGGCCATCTTTCACCAGTTATCTTCATTTCCCATCCCTAAAGACAATGAACTTTTAATAGACGAAACCGCACACCAGACTGATGGCGGAGAAGGTGATAAGAGTGACAATTGGAGGAAGTGCGCATCTATCAGCAGCCCATCCAATAGTAGCACTCAGTGTCCCCATGAACCCGACATATAACATGTAGCGCATCGTTGTAGTCGATGTTTTGAATGTGAATCTTGCATTCGCGAAGAAGCTAAAGCTCACAGCCACAACGAAACCTGCGAAGTTTGCCAAAGCCTGATTGGTATGCTCGGCATAGATACATACACCAAAAACCACCCAGTGTATAAGTGTGTTCAGCACACCAATCGAGGTGTGTACTTTGCAAATAGCTTTAACATTTCTTATATCAGGTAATAATCAAAGTCATGAAGTCTATCATCCAAGTCTCAATCGATCGATGACTTGCTGTGGTTGATGAGACAAAACTGATGCACACAAAGCTTTGCGCTGGATTGCAAGGCTTTGTACTCTTCGATAGTGGTTAAGGCGGTTCACTCCACCTTTTCATCAATCCAGTCCGCCCACCACTGCATCATTTCTCTGCGCTTATCGTGGCAGATGCCTCACTATCACACGGTGATGGTTCATTACTGGTTTGCATAATGGATAGAGAACTGAGGATAAAAGATATCCCAAAACCCAAAAATCTCATCTTTAGGATTTGCAGAAAGGGAGGCGTGAACAAATACCTGCGCATGAAAACGGAACTAGTCCAGATGTGATGTTTGTGGTGATCACATACATCATTAACGATGCTCGTTATGGTGAGTTTGATGATTACCCACTGAAGTGAAAATTGTGTTGTGTACCAAATTGCGTACCAAACTAAAATCACAAATCATGAAACCCTTGTTCATGGCGGTTCTCAGGGGTGTTGCGCGTAATCGTGAAACAAAAAGGTAGATTGTTGCTTACCGTCATTCATCATTAGGTTAAATCCGTTATTTCTGCTATCTGCCAGAGTATCAAATATCACCGTGCTAATCAGCTTTAGCGCGACAATTTGACAGCGAGTGGCAACAAATCATGTCAGATAAAAATGAGAGGGTAGTCACATTTTCTTGCACTTTATTCCAGCCAGTTCATAAGTATTTCCGTAAAAAGAACAGCTATTTGAAACTCCTGAGGGTTTGCTGTTGAAACGCCGTCTTATTATTGCTGCTTCTTTGTTCGTTTTTAACTTATCGTCTGGTTTTGCGGCGGAAAACATTCCTTTTTCACCTCAGCCTCCAGAGATTCATGCCGGGTCCTGGGTATTGATGGATTACACCACCGGTCAGATTCTCACCGCGGGTAATGAGCATCAACAGCGCAATCCCGCCAGCCTGACAAAGCTGATGACGGGCTATGTCGTGGATCGCGCTATCGATAGTCATCGCATTACGCCAGACGATATTGTCACCGTGGGGCGCGATGCGTGGGCGAAAGATAATCCGGTGTTTGTCGGTTCTTCACTGATGTTTTTGAAAGAGGGCGATCGCGTATCGGTACGTGATTTAAGCCGTGGTTTAATTGTGGATTCCGGAAATGACGCTTGTGTTGCTCTGGCTGACTATATTGCCGGTGGGCAACGGCAGTTTGTTGAAATGATGAACAACTATGCCGAGAAGCTGCATCTCAAGGATACGCATTTTGAAACAGTGCATGGTCTGGATGCACCTGGCCAGCATAGCTCGGCTTATGATTTAGCCGTGCTTTCTCGCGCTATCATCCACGGCGAGCCCGAGTTTTATCATATGTACAGTGAGAAAAGCCTCACCTGGAACGGTATCACCCAGCAAAACCGTAACGGGTTATTGTGGGATAAGACCATGAATGTTGACGGCCTGAAAACGGGTCATACTTCTGGTGCCGGGTTTAATCTTATTGCTTCGGCTGTAGACGGGCAGCGTCGCCTCATTGCAGTGGTAATGGGTGCTGACAGCGCAAAAGGTCGTGAGGAAGAGGCAAGAAAATTACTGCGTTGGGGGCAACAAAACTTTACTACGGTGCAAATTTTGCACCGTGGGAAAAAGGTCGGAACGGAACGCATCTGGTATGGCGATAAAGAAAATATCGACCTGGGAACGGAACAAGAGTTCTGGATGGTGCTACCGAAAGCCGAAATTCCACATATCAAAGCCAAATATACCCTTGATGGTAAAGAACTCACCGCGCCAATTAGCGCCCATCAGCGGGTAGGGGAAATTGAACTTTACGACCGTGATAAACAGGTGGCGCACTGGCCGCTGGTTACCCTGGAATCTGTCGGGGAAGGCAGCATGTTTTCCCGCCTGAGTGATTATTTCCACCATAAGGCCTGA